TCTTCCGGTTGTAATGCGAAACTGTACGAATAGAATCGCCTGATGAGTTGTGTTTTTGAATGATGAATAGCTCCCTGGATTGCCTTCAAAAATATGACATTCCCTGTATCCTTCGTGATTATATCTTCACCGTCAAATTGTAACGTGAGATGATCTAAATTTTCATACAGAATCAATTTACCGTTTTCAACATTTGATGTGTTATCATAGTCGAATGGAGTTACGAAGTTCCCCTGGAGAGTTGTATCAGCTGCGTTTACATTACTACCATGGCGCTGAATGACAAAATGGAGCTCTTTCACTGGATTGAAAAAATCAAGTTTAAACGACCCTTTATTTGTATCTACACCAACTTCGAATGTATTCTGCTGAACTTGTGTGATGAGATAATCCCGTGATAACTTTTGCATCTCTATCCGCTCGACTGAGTCTAGGAATACTACTTCTGTACAAAGTGAAAACTCCTTGATCTTGGGTTTAAGAGATTCGAGAACACTAGGTAAGTTGGTACGACTCCCTGTTATATGAACAACTAAGTCTTCAACACTCCTCAACTTGAATTCAACCTCAACTTCTTGATGTTTCATGGCACACATGGGTACAGCCAATTCTGGGTGATTATAGAAATAAAATGGTATGTCCACCAAAAATTCTTCGTCTGTATCTAAACCAAGTGTATTATGTATGATGATTCCACTATTACCTTCAACCTCAGAAACTCTCTTGAATGTAGTTCTCAATGGGTATTTACCTACGAGTTGTTCGAGCGCCTTTTGCTTTGTCTGTGTCATAAACTGTTCCGAGTAAATCTGAAGATAATCACTCGTGATCCTCTCTATGACCTTTCCACCCATAATTAAGTCTACATGTTCGATGAGAGCGTGTCCCACAGACTCGATATATACCATGTTCTGATCAAGTTGTGGAAGTTTACACTTAAGGGATACTGTCTGTAAAAGATCTCCTTCGTTCTGTGGAATTTTGAATCGTACCTTTCTCCCGAATGTTGCTTCACTTTCAGGGTCTATGTCTACATACTGCCTCGAAAAATTGGAATGTTTTTTGAATTTTTCTAAAAAGTATGTGTAGTCTGGGTTTATCGTGAAATACTTTTCTTGTGGTCCAGTTGCTTCCAATTGGAGTTTACCAGCCATTCCTATTATATCCACCTAAAATATTAATCCCGCTAAACCACTCTGTATCCTTAACACGTTATAGTTTACTGCGTACACTCGCGTGTTATTCGAGTCTGTGGTGTTCAGTGGATTAATTTTGATTCTCAAGAGTTTATGTGCTATACGACTCATGTTTACTTGGCCGGTTGGATAATGTACCTCAGGTTTCAATGAAAAGGAATACATCCCAAACTTAGATGGTCCAAATGTAAATGATTGATTAGCAAAAATACCTCCTAGATTATATTGTTTATCGAGGGGTGAGTTAATATGATGTTTCAAAGATTGTTCATACGCTAAAAACTTTTCATCTCGATTGAAAACAACTTCATTATTAAATCGTAATTCAACATTTGTGATTGTATTGTATTCATTTGGGTAGTTATTCTGTACGGATTCTTCCGATTGTGATACAAAAAACATTTCCTTCACCGGGTGTGAAAATTTAAGTAATACATCCTTTTCATTTTCATTGGGTTTCATCTTAAAATTGGACACCTGTACTTGTGTGATTATATAATCGATGGGGTTTGACTTGAGAAAGTTACTTTCATCGGGGGTCACATACACAAATTCAGTGTCAAGAGAAAACTTATTGATCGTTCCAGAAATATCCTGTTCGTAAGAGGCTCCGTAAAGACCTTTACCACCGTATATGAGTTCAGTCAATGGTCGAGTCTTAATTCGAACTTCTACGAGTTGTTTAGTAAGTGCACACGTTGGAATGGCGAGGGTTGGGTTTCTGTAAAAATAAAAGGGTAAATCCAAGAAGTAGGTGTATTCTCCTTGGTAACTCAGGATATTCCCATGTCCATTTAAGAAGTAAAGAGTTTGTTCAATATCATCATTTGTGTTATTGAGCTGCTGATGTAAGTAAATGTACTCTCCCGTAATTCGTTCAATAATTTGCCCACCAATAACTAATTCAGCATATTCTATGAGATGTGTCATAATTGAAGGAGACCAGACGATGTCGTTACGACCCGCTGTATCGGGTGTGGGATCACTGAGTGTAACCTTCAGGGTCATATTACGAATCAAATCACCTTTATCATTTGGAACACTACACTCGAGGATTTCACCAAAATCTATCTTACCATCAAACTGACTCTCTATCGTATCTATAGCAAACTTCGTGTGTTTTTTGAAATTCATCAGGAAATACGAGAACTGTGGTTCACCTGTCAACCACTGATCCTGAACACCTGTGGCGGCAAGTCTCAGACGACCAGCCATTCCTACTGTATATGAGTAAAATTTTGTTAAATAAAACGATACGATACAATAGAATGAATCTTCAATTGAAAAAGTTCAAGCCTGAATCAATTGCGGATGATAAGGTCATTGTATTTATCGGTAAGCGCAATACAGGTAAGTCGACCCTCGTGAAAGATATAATGTATCATAAGAAACACCTCCCAGCAGGTATCGTTCTTTCAGGAACAGAGGAGGGTAATCATTTCTATTCCGAGTTCATTCCTGATCTCTTCATTTATGGTGACTATGATAAAGATGCGATCGAACGTGTAATGGCACGACAGAGGAAGTTGGTGGGTGCAGGAAAACAGAATTGTGGAGCCTTTATGCTTCTGGATGACTGTATGTACGACTCAAAGTTTCTAAAAGATACGTGTATTCGACAGTGTTTTATGAACGGTCGTCACTGGAAAATCTTCTTTATGTTGACAATGCAATATGTGATGGATTTGCCCCCAGCTCTTCGCGCTAATGTCGATTATGTGTTCATTCTCAGGGAGAACATCATACAAAATAGAGAGAAACTTTACAAATCCTTTTTTGGTATCTTCCCTTCTTTCGATATGTTCTGTAAGGTTATGGATGCCTGTACAGAAAATTATGAATGTCTCGTGTTAGACAATACTGTGAAGTCTAACAGGATTCAGGATTGTGTGTTTTGGTACAAGGCAACTGTCAGGAAGAATTTCAAAGTTGGAAGTTCTCAATTATGGGGAATGCATAAGAAGATGTATAATTCAAAGCACGCTGACCAGAAGGAACAGGACGCTAAAAAGGCCAATAGGAAAACAGCTATAACCGTCACAAAGCGAAAATAATTGCGTCCTATAGTTTCATGAAAAACATGCGAGTATATTAAATGTCCTCCGGGCAGGTCAATACCCTTAATTTGTCAGACGACGGGGAAGGGATGGTCCCCTTACGCGACAATCCATCTACGTCTTTTACATCTGAAAAAAATGTGAGTCAACATAAAGAGACAATGGATTCTACCCCCATTAATGATATTATGATGGAACCACCTATGATGAGTGAAGAGCCCAAGATGCAGGGTGTTCAGATGGCTGCCGCGCAACCTCAGGGTATGTATGCCGCACCCGCACAGGCCCAGGATCAAAAACCCGCTAACAAGTACCCACTCAACCTCACGGATGATCATGTCATCGCTCTACTCGCTGGTTTGTGTGCAGCCATTTCTGTCAGTAAGCCCATTCAAGATAAGCTCGCGACCTCTATCCCCAAGTTCCTTAACGAACAAGGGGGTAGAAGTGTTGTTGGTTTAGCATCTACGGGTGTAGTTGCTGCTATTGCTTTTTACATCGTCAAGGATTACGTCGTGAAGCCTTAAGCGGTGGCTCCAGTCTGCCATCCCATATTACTATATATAGAGTTATCTACACCAGTGTAGTACGTTATTAACGCACCGGCCCCAAAGGTCAGTAGTAACAAGGTACTTAACTGAAGCTTTTTAGTATTATTAACCGTGGGATCCTTGAGCGCTTCTTCAGTGGGCTTCCAAACCTTATTCATGAGATAGGTGAGAATGAAAGCAAAGACAGTGGAAGTCAAGAAGAAACCGCGATCGACATGAAGTTGGGGAAGACGCTGGGAACTCATTATCATTCGGATCGTGTTTGGTATGACAATTGTCAGGAATGCGAGATTGACATAGTAGTTTTTAGAGTACGCTGGCACACGAGTGATGGCGAATACGATGAACCAATAGACAATCGCAGTGAGTAAAACGTTAAGTGGTGTTTTCATTTACTATAAAATGAGATTATTTATCCTGGACATGCTGACCACAAAATTCAGTCTTTTCTATGATCTTTTGGTAAATTCCTATCTGTATACACATTTCCATGAGTTCGTTGTAATTGGCCCAAAATTGTTCCGAGTGTGAATACTCCTCGACAGTGGAATGTGCCAGTTCATGTATGAGAACATGAAAGATTTCATTCGTACTACCATCGAGACATATTGTGATTTCGGAGCCTTTATTGACATTGAATCCTACCGAATCTGTCATCACTTTACGGCCCGTGAGTGGTATAGGTCGTACGAGCATGTGAAACTTCTCATTGTTTGTTTCACGCAAATGATCTCTGAGAGTCTTGTACTTTTCCTTGACTTCAGTAAATTCCCTGGGTTCTGTGGTAGTGTGTAGTATATAAGCGTTGACTAAAACTAAAATAAGAAACAATATCATCTATTATAGACAAAGATAAATTTGCTATACAATTCTGAGATTGGATTTCCTTTCAGTCCTTCCCAAAATTGTAATCTAAACCCCAACTCTTCTAAATGTGTGACCAAAAGATCCTTGTATGCTACTGGTTCTGATCTTGGACCATCCGCATAAAATGGTGTGTCCACCAGATTTACAAATAACTTTTCACCAAATCCACCGTCACCGTGGTGTTTGAGTTTAAAAAAGTTTCCCGCATCATCCAAATAAGGTGTTTTGAATAGAATTTTCTCAGAATCTGGGATGATACCTATGAGACGCCCACCTGGTTTAACTCGTTTCTTAATTTCGTGTATCGAACTAAAAAAGAGATCCCTGGATGCGAATATATAGTGTAACGAAAAATTGAAACACACTATATCAAACTTTCTTTTAGGACACGCGTGTATATCACCCTCGTAAAAATTGACGCGCATGTGCATATTTTTAGCCCGAGAACGCGCTTCGACCAGTGCTTCTGGTTCGGGATCACACATGTTTATGTTTGCACCACATTTGTGCCATTTTTGAAGATCTCCACCAAAACCACACCCAACATCGAGTATATGTTGACTGTTCACGGTGACACTCTGTATGAGTTCTCTTTTCGCATCATTATGATTTTTACGAATCTCTTCCATAATTCTTATACTCTTCACTCTTTTAAATGACTTAGGTTTCGTAGCTTAAAGTTTTGACGCCTTACATAAATATAATGTCTCTGGAAACCGATTACACTACAGTCCCCGGACAGGTCTTCGCTTGTCTCTCTATCGTTGGACCCGAGGCTCCCCAAAAGAATGATAAATTTGGTATCAAGATTCGTGGTGCATTCGCTACTCGTGACGAGGCGGCCAATCACGCTAAGCGCCTTCAGAAGGAGGATACAACCTTCGACATTTACGTCGTAGATATGTACAAGTGGCTTCTCATCCCACCAGATTCTTCCAAGATTGCTGATGTACACTACAACAACGAGAAGCTCGAAGAGATTATGTCTGGGTACAAGGATAACCAGGCACAGGCTGCCCGTATGTTTAGTGAGCGTAAGCAGGGTATGATGAAGGATAAGGTGGCGTACGCTCCAGGTGATGAAAACTCTCAGTTTTACACCAAACCAGACGAGGCACCCATTTCCCACCCCGCCGATGTTCTCGAGCGTCTCAAGAAGGAGAAGCCGGATACACCAATGGAAGAACTCGTGAAGGAGGCGAATGTGATTGTCGCCGCCGAGGTTGAGGAACGCAAGAAACAGCGAGAGCTTGAAGATGTGAAGGAAGAGGAACCCGAGGAAGCCTCGGCGTAAATAATATTCATATATACTAAAACATAATGTTCAATATACTAATCACTACCATTTTGGTCAGTGCGTTCTTTATTTTGTTTTTTGAACCGAATTGGAATTCAAAAAACAAAAGAGTTGTTAAAAAAGTAAAAAAGACAAAGGTTTCAACCACAGATGGGTTTGTTGAAGACACGGATGATGCGTTTATCATTCCTAGGTATCCTACTCAACTTATCAAGAAGGACCAATCTGGGAAAAATAAACCAATTTATGGTGACATAGGCACATTTGTAGCGTACTCAACTGTACCTGAGGATCACTGGTTGCATGGTTTTCCCCATAAAAAATCCAAGTAAAAATACTGCGAATGCGATAATCCATGTCGATTTATCGATACTCTTGAATATATCCATGCCTTCTGTAGGAGGTGGTGGAGCCGGTGGTGGTGCGTATGTCATTTCAGACGGGTGAAAATAATATTGTTCTTCTTGTTTATTATCTTCATTCTTCTCCTGTTCGTCTAAGGTTGGGTTATATTCAATGGGATTTCCTATATCGGTTTCCATTTTCTATTATAGCTCTCGTTTTTTTTAAGCGTCTTCTTCCTCACTTTCACTTTCATCATCTACGATAAAATCTTTGAGGTTACCGTTATCATCAGCATCGTCTTCTTCTTCAAAGTCGTCGTCTGATACACATTCGTCATCGGTATCGATATCAGTATCCGAATCTAGATCCGAATCATATTCATTCGCCGCGTAATCATCTTCAAGAACAGTCTCAACAGGCTGATAAAGAACCGGCTTTCTAATCACTCTTCTCGAACGCCTAAGCATTTGTATATGTACTGTATTATTGTTTAAGTACTTTTAACACATCAGGAGTTAATATATGGACCCTAGACTTGTTTCGTTTACATAATGGGCATTTTTGGCTTATTTGATTCTTTTTTACTATATAGGACATGTTGACATCTTTGTGTTCACCATTAATCGTCTCACAAAAGTTTGATGTCGTGAGTATGACACCCTTATTTACACTCACCACCTGTGTATTCTCCTGACCTTTTATCCACTTGCGTATGTACGACTCCACCTTTTCTTTCGCAACGCTGTGATTAGGTTTGGGTTTCTCTACAAATTTTTTGATTTCTGGGCATTTTTTAATATCCTCCTTTTTAGGGTATAATTTATCAGTGATTGAAGGTGGGAGATGGTATTTTCGACCATAGAAATCTTTACAAAAACCATCCCTCCTTCCATGAAGTGTTTCGCATCGACAAAAACATTTCTGTGCAATCACTTTTCCACTGACGAAAAACCAAATATGATTAGATCCATGTTCTCTTTTCAAATTCTCACAGTATTTAGATGTCGTCGAAACGAGATAGGTATCGTTATGCTTAAACATCTTTGTAATTATGGAATGATCCTGTCCCTCCATGTTCTTTCTCACGAAGGCTTCTAGCATAACGATACC